AAACTGTATAACACTCTGTGTTAATCGTGCCTGAACACCTATATAACCTGCTACCGCCTGTGCTACTGCGTTAATTGCGGCACCTAAAGGGGTTACTTTTGCTGTTAGGCTACTTAAACTGCTAGATGTTTTATTGGCAGTTGACGCCGTCCCTGTTAGTGCAGTGTCGGTGTTAGTTAAAGATACTGCTAACCGTTCAGCAGCCGTAGATGCGGCATTGCTACCTTGTGCTAGTTGTTGTAGTAGTCTAAGAACTTCTGGATCCATAGTTTATCACATTAAATATAGTAATATTTATCGAGGAAAAAATGCATGTCCAATCCATTAACAAAATATTTTAGACAGCCGGCTTTATATATTAATTTGCCCAGTGGTGGCAATTATTGGCCCGAAGGGACACTTGAGTTAGACGAAAATAATCAAGTTGCTGTATACCCCATGACCGCCAGAGACGAGTTAACACTAAAAACTCCAGATGCACTCATGAATGGTCAGAGTGTAGTAGACGTTATTAAGAGCTGTTGTCCACAAATCAAAGATCCCTGGAGAATGCCAGCAATGGATACTGACTTTATCCTAATAGGAATTAGAATTGCAAGTTATGGAGAAAACATGGATTTTAGATCGACATGCCCTGAATGTGAAGAAGAGAGTCCTTATGAAGTACACTTGCCTACAATGTTAGACCAAGTTAAATCTCCCAACTATCACGCTCCTCTAATGCTTGCGGATTTAGAAGTATACCTAAGACCGCAAAACTATAAAGAAAGTAATGAGGCAGGCATGCGCATCTACCAAGAGCAGAGACTGATTGCTACAGTTAATAATAGTGATATGTCACAAGAGCAAAAACTTGCACAGTTTAAGGAAATCTTCAAAGATGTTTCTAGTATGAATCTTGCATCTGTAGTAACAAACATTAAGAGTATAACCACAAGCGACGGACAAGATGTAAACGATATTAGACACATTGGAGAGTACTTAGACAACGCACCCAAGCAAGTTTGGGACTCAATACAGAAGTATATAGCCGACACAAACGCAGAAGGCAAGTTGCCAGACAACCAGGTAACTTGTGACAAATGCAATAAGGAATATAAAGTTCCTATTGAGTTTGACTATACCGCTTTTTTCGAATAAGGCTTTTGGCATTTACAGACCAAGAAATAGTAGAATATCTAGAAACATTAGATAAAGATTCAAAAGCCATAAAAAGAGATCTACTTAAAATGTGCTGGTACATGAGAGGCGGGCTTACCTATGAGGAAGCATATAACCTCAGTGTACAAGAGCGTGAAATTATTAACGACATCATTAAAGATAACTTAGAAACAACTAAAAAATCTAAACTACCATTCTTTTAATATGAAACCAATAGTATTTGTAGGACATAGAAGCAATTTACACGACATATTGTTAGTGTGTAAGGACACCGGACGTCAAGTAGTTGGACTCTTAGACCGGTATTTTTACGGTAATACAGAAGAGGTATGCGGTATACCTGTAATAGGTCCTGACTCTAAATTAGAGGATAGAGCATTTGTCGAAGACCATGATTTTTTCCTAACGTCATGGTGGACTGGCAACGAAAACCTTAATAATCCAGAACACTCAGGTGACAACTTACGTAAGACACGCATTAAACTGCTAGATGATCTAGGTATCAAGTGTACTAATTTAATGCATCCAGACTGTAAACAGTTAGATAATACAGAACTAGGACATGGAATAATTGCTATGCCATTCTCAGGTATCAGTCATCTATGCAAGATAGGTGATTACTCAGTTATTGACTGGTACACATATATAGGACATGGTTGTCAAATAGGTAAGAATGTTATTGTAGGTGCTAGATCAACTCTAGCAGGTGATGTTGTTGTAGAGGATAATGTTCGAATAGGACTCAGTGTAACTATAACAGAGGGACATGAGAGACCAATAACTATACACAAAAACTCCAAGTTATGGGCTGGTGCAGTTGTATTTGATTCAGTTCCTGAAGACTCAAGTTATACACACAATCATCGATTACTTAGGAGACTTACTACGTAAGTCTATTGTTTTCTCTTCGCTCAAACAATCTTTTTTAAACTTAAATTATTATTTGTTTTTAATTGCATCATCTAGATGTGAGCCATACTTCTCCTATTGCTAGGAGAATAACAGACATCATCTGAGTTTAGTCCATTCTAATTAAAAGAGATTTCTTTACAGAACAGAGGCGGTTGCCCGGTACCCCTTACTCTAGCTTCATGCAACGGAAGTATGTGAGCCGTAATTAGCCAACTCACAGTGACTCCTAGGTTGTTTCTTTTTCACAGAGCCTAGATCATTTAGTTTTTACACTTAAATGCCTTTTTGCCGTCCCGTTTCCAAGTCTACTCTTGGAAGTTCCATGCGTTGCCGCAATCTCCTCATAGGACACAGAGAACACTCTGCATCAGTGGCTGATGAATTTACAATTTAGTTTTTGTGTTTAAGTCCTCGAGCAGAAGACCTTTTACTGAGTTACCACCAAGTCTTATGTTGATTATACCGTTATAGTTGTTTTCTTTTAACAGTACACCTTCTATAAATTGATAATATGCTTCGCAGTAGTTTGTTTCGCCTCGAGTATTACAGAGCCTGATTATTTCCCGTGTGAACTTCTCTTTGCCATGTGTGTCTATATCTGCCTGTAGTCGATCACTAGAGCCCCAATAGGTTTTCCAGTCTGTTTCGACTTTTGAGTGTCTTTTGTTCTTCTTGCCTTTTAAGGGAGGTCGTTTCTTAATGGTGTGAAAGAACTTCCTGCCTATATAATCGTGCCCGTTAGTTGTGTTTGTTATTCGATATACAAAGCCATAATATTCGCCGATGTCATCTGATGTAAACTCTTTTCCTTTATAGATCCAGGGATAATCATATGACATTAATTACTTAATCTTCCTTTTACAAATATTATAGTAATGTTTATCATAAGTCAACACTATTAAAATATTTTTCATGCCATGTCAACATCATTGTTATAACTTGTAAAGCCGTTTTCCTTAACAACATTTAGTATATTGTTAACACGCCCTGCAAGTTCATCCTTGTGTGACACTAACCAAACTGCCTTGTTACCATCACGTGCCATCTTTTTAAGTATTGCTAGACTACTCTCAACGCCTAGTGCATCCATACCGTGATCAATCATCTCGTCAATAAACAACACGTTGATAGGCTGATATAAACTTTCCCATACATCACGAAACGCCCAACTTAAACTTAATATAAGTCTGTTACGCTCTCCACGTGACAAATTGTCAAAGTCTAGTTCTCTGCCTAACTCCTGTATGTCTACAGTCAAGTCACTTAAGAAGTTAACTTGGTGCGGTAATCCAATTTTGTCTAAGTAGTAACTCAGTCTAGCATTTAGGTATGCCAAGTTCTGATCAATTATTGTTTTTCTAATAAAACTGTCCTTGTTAGTTAACAGTTTTAACAAGAAGTCTTGGTGCTCAAGACGCCTGTTATATTCGTTAATTTTATCGTAGTCTATGTCTTGTACAGCAGTATTGCGCATATCCTCTATCTGTTCTGTATAGGGATTAGTTTCTTCTTGCTTTTGTTGCATCTGCGTCAATAAAGTTTCTACCTGCTGTTTATGATTGTAAGCATCGTCTATACTGTCGTAAAATGTAGGCGGACAAGGTTCGAGTTCGCCGATAAGTCCACGTGCTTCTTCTAGTGTACGTAAGTCTTGTTCAGCATTAGCAATATCTTCTGCTAGTTCATCTAAGTCTTCTTGTTTGCTAACAATAAGTTGTTCTTGTTTAGCATCGTGAAACTCTTGTCCACAAGTAAAACACTTATGATCTCGTAGTTGTTCTAGTTCTTTTGTATACTTCTCAATCTTTTTAGCACTAGAGTCCATTGTGTTTTTGTTAGCAGTAATAGCACTGTCTAAATCTTTAATGTTACGTTCTTGTTCTTTGTAGTTAACAAGACACTTATGTGCTTCTAGTTCTGCTTCAATGTCTACCCGTTCTAATTCTGTAATAGCAGTTTGGAAGTTTACAACGTCTTCTTGCTTTTTAGTTTCCCACATTACTGAACGTCGCTCTAAGTTACTGATCTGTGTAGTAACATGCTCATTTGCTTCTTTAACTGCTTTTATCCTAAAGTCTTCCTGTTTAACAGCATCTTTAGTGTCTTTAATCTGTTCCTTAAGTGTGTCTGCTTTCTCACTTAGCATTGTGATACCCAACAACTGTTCTATCATAACACGTTGGTCATTGGCTCGCATACTTAGGAAAGGCTCTGTATATGTGTTAAGTGCAACAACATGCTTAAACATGTCGTGACTCATACCTAACAGAGACTGAATTTCTTTTTGTGTTTCTCTGCTGTCGCCCTGTGCATTGTTGTCATCTTGTTCTGTATTATTAATATAGAACTTTAACACATTGGGCTTACGTCCACGCTCAATACGATAACGGTTACCGTCTTTTTCAAAGTCGATAGTAACCAGCATAGACTTGCCGTTTGTTTTATTGATTAGGTTTTCTTTTCTAATCTTAGTAAGTGCTTCGCCATATAATGCATAACTTAAGGCATTGATGATAGTAGTCTTGCCTGTGCCGTTACGAGCACCACTATCATCACCACCCAAGTCTAAGTTTTTACCTAGCACAAGTGTAAGGTCATTTCTGTCAAACTGAATACCTTGAGTGCTGTTACCAACACTCATAAAATTTTTAACTGTGATATCAGTGATTTTAAACATGAGTTAGTATTATATTATAAATTTTGATAAATGTCTAACAACAACTTCTTGTCAAACTGATTACTGTCAATTGCAGTAATTTGATTGGTTACAATCTGATCTACACTCTTAAACTCTACTTGTATAGCAGTAGCGTCTTGTTCACTGTGTTCATTTTTGCGTGGCATGAGAGTAATCTCACGCAGTTTGTGTGTGCCTACAAACGTATCTTTAATAAAGTTTGCTTCCTCGTAACTAATTTCAATATCTAAGTTTACTCTAACATGCATGTTAGGCTTTAAGATATCATCAGCGTGGTCAATAATCTGACTTAAGTCATACACACGATAACTGGGCTGGTCGGGCCAACTAACAAACTCTGGTTTGCCTCCCCATTCTAGTATCATAAGTCCACGGTCATCGTCTCCTGCATCAGCATAGTTATGGGGAAACGCATTGCCTGTGTATGTAATATTGCCTTGTGTTTGTCGTTTGTGAAAATGCCCACTAAACACATGTTCTATACCACCAAAGTGCTCGTTCTTAATGTCACCGTGATCAGGCATCTTTACCATAGCATTCATAAAGAAGTTGGGCAACTCAAAGTGTCCGAACATATATTTGCCAGACATTTTAGGTATCTTCTTATGCTCATCACCAACGAGCCAAGGCACAATTATAATGTCATCTTCATTATAAAAGTTATTAACTATTTCAATGTTGGGAATGTGTTTAGCCCACTCTGCTGACTGCACATCACGCTTGTCTCTATAGTACAAGTCGTGATTGCCAGGGATAAACAAGACTCTGTCAAATGCTTTACCTAGACGCTCAAGAGCAGTTAGACTGTAATTAAGTGTAACAATGTTGATACTAGCACGGTTGTTGTGCCAGTCTCCCATCATTATACAAGTATCACAGTCTCGTTCTTTTGCTGTTTTAATTACCCAATCAACAAAAGCCAAACAATCATCATTATGTAAATGACTGTTTGACTTCAGTCCAAAGTGGATATCCGTAAATACTGCGGCTCTTTTAAATGCAGGCATTTTAATAGTTTACAGTAACTAGTGTAAAAGTCAACTAGTAAATTTACCAGGGCGATTGCGTTCTTCTTCTCGATCAAATGCTTCTGAGTTTTGTCTGCTAAAACTAGGAGTGAAGTCATTCATTTCTAAAATGTCATCACGTATGTTTTGAACTTTCTTCTCAATGTGCAACACTCTGGTAAAACTATTAGTAATAGCGGCAGTGTAGTAAGCAAATGGGTTTTGTGACTTTGATTCATCAAACTGTAGTCCAATTTGTGCCAACTGTAATAAGGCTTGGCTACGCATCTCATCATTGTACGTGTATCCACGCCAGTTTGAACGAGTAGCATACCGCTCACACAACTTCATAAACATGTGTGCTAGTTTGTTAGTCATTTGACCGTGATCTTTTGAGAACTCACCGTCCTCTAAAGTTCCTTTCCAATGACTTTTACCAACAATATATGGTTCTAATTCTTCTGTAACTTTGTAGTGATAAAAAGGCGGGAAATTTAACTTAATATATTTTGCACGTTCCTTCTTTGCTCTTTTAGCAGGATCTGGCTCGTACTCCTCCTCGATGACTTCTTCGTCTACCGTTTCACCTTTGTCAAGAACTTTTTTAGGCTCTTTAAGTGGGATATGCTCAAAAGTCATCACTCTAAACACAACATCAGTAGCGTTTATTTCACTAGGCTTTATCTTAAATTCTTCTAGTTTAAATTTTGTTTTAGGGTCTGCTTTTTGTGCTTCGTCTAATGCTAACTTAGACAGACGTTCTGCACGAAGTTTAATTGCTTCTTTAACGTTTGTTTTGTTAATTCGTTTTAAACTTGACATAATCATGTCAAAATCAGCGTCTGCAGGATCTGCAAATTTACAAAATGTTGTTTTAGATTTGTGGATTTCTTTGAGGATATCTTTGTTGTTAAGATAGTTTACTCTTCTCATTTTAATATTTATCCTTCTTTATATTAGCATATTATAAAGCCAATAAATACTAAAAGCAATAAAATTAAAGAGTTAAATGTTTGAATTTTACCAAAGGATAAAAATTAATGGCTAAGACAAGAGGAACATCGTCGACAGGAAGATCAGCGGCATCCACTGCGGCTATGAATCCTATGACTAGAGGCTTGCAGAATCTTGCCAGCACGTCCAAGGGAGGCAGTATAGAAGACATTAAAGGCATCTTTAAGAAAGGTGCTGATCTTCTAAATAATCCAAGTCTTGCTAGACTGGGACTAAACAAGTTATTGCCAGGCGGCTTTGGTAAAGCGGGCGCAGAACTTCCTGACATATTCTTTGGATCATCTGGTGGCTCAGGGTTAGGAGCAGATAATGACTGGAGAGTCAGGGTAACTGCACCGGGCGGTAGTCCCTTTGAATTCGGCAACGGCCCACTAAGTGCATTGTCTGAAGACAAGGGAGTAATATTTCCCTACACTCCAAATATAAGTGTTAGTCATAGTGCTATGTATGGTAACTTAGCACCAACGCACTCCAACTATCCTAGTTATTTCTATCAGAGTAGTCAAGTTCAGGCAATTAGCATTAGTGCTGATTTTACAGCACAGACTGCTGATCAGGCAGCCTACGTGCTGGGTATGATATGGTTCTTTAGATCAGCAAGTAAAATGTTTTATGGTGGTCCTAAGGCCGGTAATCCTCCGCCAGTAGTATACCTTGATGGTTATGGTGATTATTACCTACCACACGTACCTTGTGTAGTAACATCTTTTACACATACTATGCCTAGTAACATAGACTATATAGAGTGTACTATACAACAGGGCACAACTACCACTACACAGGCTATAGGCGACTTATTACCACAGCAGTTACAGACTGCAGGACTAAGCAGTAACTCT